ACGGACGATCTTAAGGGCTTCTTTGAAGAAGCCGGAGAGAAGACGCTGGAGCTTGCCCAGGAGAAGGTCAAGGTGGCAGCTGAAGCTGAGAAGGCTGCGCTGGAGACCACCCGGCAGGCATACGAAGATAACTATAACAGCATTAAGAACACACTCGACCAGAAGCTGAGCCTGTGGGATGCGTTCAATGGCGGTGAAGATATCACTGTCGAGGAGATGGTCGCGAACCTGCAGTCCCAGACGGAAGGCATCACGCAGTACAAAGAAGAGATGGCTGCGGTCATCGCTGAGTATGGTGACGAGCTCGGCCCGGATCTGATCAATACGCTGCAGTCCATGGGGTCAGAAGCCGCGAACACATGGCATCACATGTTTGTGACCATGAGTCAGGACAATGCTCCGGAGCTGTTCGCTGAGATGGGCAAGCAATGGACGGAAGGTCTTGACCTTTCTGATCAGATCGCGAAGTACTGCGCAGGAAACCTGACGGCCTACCAGATGGCCACGAACCAGCTCGGATCCACGAAGATCGAGTGGACCGGCCTGCGTGATTCAGTGCAGGACATGACTCCGGAACTGGATGCAGCCATAACGGCGGCGCAGGAGGCCGGCGTAGCGATCCCAGACGGACTCGCGGAAGGCTTGGCCAACGGTGAGACCACAGCCACAGATGCAGTCAACCTGCTGACCAGATCGATGCAGGGTACGTTCCAGGGGTTGTATGAGATCGCGGAGCAGTCCGGCGTGGAGATCCCGGAAGGCCTGTCTAAAGGCATGGAAGGGTCGGCCGATGAATATGAGGCCGCGATCGGACAGCTGACGGAAGCTCTGTCGAGTGCCGGTAACGAAGCTGGAACAGCGGCCGCAGAAGAGATCAGCACAGGCCTGTCGGATAACACCGACTCGGTCGAAACAGCCGCAGAGACCACCGCAGGAGCTGCAGCAACAGCGGCAGACGGCAAAAAGTCAGAGTTCAGCAAAGCCGGTACATCATCCGGCGCACAGTATGCTGCAGGAATGAGAGGGTCAAAAGCTGTTGCAAACAGCGCAGGCCGTCTGTTGGCAACATCAGCAAAAGACGGGGCATCAGCTCGCACGAGTGCATTTCATTCCGTCGGCTCCAACATGGCGGCGGCACTGGCTGCCGGAATCAGAGCCGGACAGAGCAGTGCAATCAACGCAGCGGTCAACATGGCCGTCGAGGCATACAAACGGGCCAAGGCTGCCATCGGTCAGCACTCCCCGACCGGTATCTTCAAGGATGAATTAGGTAAGAACATCCCGCTGGCGGTCGCTGCCGGTATCACAGAGAATACGGCACCAGCGCAGCAGGCAGCCGCTACTATGGCGCGATCGACCTACAGCGCGGCGAGATATGCAGCCATGACGGACGCGATGTCCGCACAGACTGTAGTAACGCCAGCGCCGTCCGTCACTGTAGACACGTCCCCGATCGCACGGATGATCGGGGCAAACCAGGGCGGCGTACAGGTCTTTAACTACAACACATTCAACGGCGTAAAGGATCCGAGAGCATTCGCGGATGAGTTCGCTGAGGAGCTCACGCAGAAACTAAGGAGTTGATCATATATGAGTGCAAGTAAAGCCCCGACAGGGTTAAGTGTGACCCGCTCCGGGAATACGTTCACGATGAAGTGGAAGATCGGGGACAAGGACTATGGCCAGGGCCAGCAGCTCCAGTACCAGATCAACGACGGGAAGTGGGCGTCGCCTTCTATCGGCAAGACTGCTACATCCTACGCTATCACATCCACGGTCCTGAAGAAGCTCGTCTTCAAGGTCCGCGGAAATCGGAAAAAGTATTCGAAGAAGGGCAAGAATATCAACCCGGGCTGGTCCGCATGGGCCAGCAAGACCTGGGCAGCGACCGTCCCGGGGAATCCTGCGGTCACTTATGAGAATGAAGCCGTCAACAGCGGTACGTTCAAGTGGTCGTTTTCGGTCGACAACTCCGGCACGCCGATCTTCACGCGAGTGGAGACGCAGACCTGCGTGGTGCGGAAGAACGCAGCCCCGGACGCGAAAGAGTGGAGCGCCGTAACGAACCGGACAAACGCCGGATCCGTGACATATACGGAAGAATCCGAATCAATCGCGCAGGGGAACATCGTCCGGTGGTTCCGGGCAAGGACTGTCGGTCGCGCCGGAGCCGTAAAGTGGGAAAATTGCAGCTACTACCACCACGCCTATGGCGCGCCAAATGCAGCAACCCTTCTTGAGGCATCCGCGTCCTCGAGCGGATCCAGCAGCAGGATCAGAGCTGCGTGGAACGGATCCTATGACAGGATGCACCCGATCGACCTGCTGACACTGCAGTATGCGATCGCAACGCCGGCGGATGCTGCATTCACGCCTCCGTCGTCAGGCTGGAGCGATGCGATCGAGGTAGCACCGAATGGTGCCAACGATACTGTCGTTGTGAACATCGCGGACGTCATCGGACCGGACGAGGTCATGTGGGTCAGAGTTGAATCTGATCACGACGGCAATAAGGCATACAGCAACGAGATGGTCGCACAGATCGGCACACTCGCAGCGCCAGGCATCGACGCCAACCCGAACACGACCACCGGCGCCGTGACGATCACGATCACGGAGAACACGGACTGTGACGCAGCCTGCACGGCGATCTTCTTCAGGCCGGAAAACGATCCGTCCAATGACCGGATCGTCGCGATCCTGCCGAGGAACACCACGACCGCATCGCTGACGGTCAACGACATCATCGGGGCCAGTGGTACCTGCTTCGGTGCGTTTGCATTCGTCGGATCCTACTCCGGACTGGTGATATCAGAGATGAAGATGCAGTCCGCGAAGGTGATCGATTCTGACATCGCATCTGTAGCGCCTGCGAATGTGGTCGTCTCTGAAGGACCTGCGGAAGGTACTGTCCGGATCGGCTGGGAGTGGTCCTGGTCAGAAGCCACGAAGGCGGAGCTGACCTGGGCGGATAATCCCTTCGCCTGGGAGTCAACCGATGAGCCAAAAAGCTACGAGGTAGAGGATCGCTTCGCGCTGTCGTTGTCGTGGGTGATCGCCGGACTGGACATCGGACAGAGATGGTACTTCCGGGTGCGCCTGGTCGACGGATCCGGAGACGATGACATCGCAGGACCGTGGTCAGATATCCTGTCGTATGACCTGTCCAGCGTTCCGGACAGACCAGTCCTGACACTGAGCAAGTCAGTGATCAATGAGGGTGAGAACGTGACGGCACGCTGGGCCTACAGCTCCGCGGACGATGTGGAGCAGGGCTTCGCAGAGATCTGTCTGGTCACATTCGATGCCCAGAACAGCCCGGTATATGGCGATATCATTGCCCATGTTGACGCGGGGCAGAGCGCGGAGATCTCCAGAGACTGGGAGACCGGTACAGCCTACTACATGGCAGCGCGGACAACGACCGCGGCCGGAACGCAGTCCGCGTGGTCGGATCCTGTGAGTCTGTATGTTGCGGAGCCTGTGGAGATCTGGGTGAACAGCTTTATGCGGACTTTCGACTATGCGTTGACAGCAAAAGGATATCAGTGGGTACCTGATCCCGGAATATGGATGCCGACCGGAGAGTCAAGTACGGCAAATACTGCGGAATACACGCAAGCAAATAAAGAACTGTATGAAAAAGCGCTACAGAATACCGAAGAAATCGTCAGCCAGACAGAAACAACCAAATCGACCAGAGAGTACAGTCTGACTAGCACATGGACGGAACCATTGCGAACGATGCCTCTGACCGTAACGGTCACGGGCGCGGGCGTTACGGGAACGACCGTAGTGTCCATCGTCCGGGCAGAGGATTATCATCTGTACAGACCTGACGACACGGAATATGACGGATACGAAGGCGAGACGATTGCGACCTTAAGTCAGACTGGTGAGGATCCAATCACGATCACGGTTGATGATCTGGTCGGAAGACTTGACGACGGAGCGAAGTACAAACTGATCGCAACGGTCATCGACGAATACGGTCAGACAGCATCTGAGGAGATTCTGTTCACGGTCAACTGGCTGCATAAGGCGATCGTGCCGAGTGCGAATGTGAAGATGGATAAATACCTGAGAGCCGCAGAGATCACGCCGATCGCTCCGGAAGGCGCGGTAGAGACGGACACCTGCGACATCTACAGGATCACCGCAGACCAGCCCGAGCTGGTGTACAAGGGCGCTGCATTCGGCGAGACCTATGTCGATCCGTATCCGGCATTTGGTGACTTCTGCGGTCACAGGCTCGTGATGGTCACGGCCAACGGCGACTACGCGACTGCAACCGGCCTTGGCTGGTACGACACCGACTACAATGACGGTGACATCCTCGAAGACAAGAAGATGGTCATCGATGTGAACGGCGACCAGATCGAGCTGCCGTACAACATCGAGCTGTCAAACAGCTGGCATAAGGACTTCCTGCGGACCGAGTACCTGGGCGGAGCTGTCCAGGGCGACTGGAATCCTGCGGTCACAAGGGACTTGAGCGCGAAGACGGTCCTTTTGCGCGGGAGGGATCTGGACAAGCAGCTCGCCATGCGGGACCTCGCAGGCTATGCCGGCGTCGCGCACATCCGCACGCCGGACGGCTCGTCGTTTACTTGTGACATTCAGGTCCGAGAACAAATGGATTATAAATCGAAGCGGGTGAGCTACACGCTGGCAGTGCAGGCGATCGATCCGGAAGGGACTGACGGCATGACTTTGACAGAGTGGCGCGCAATGCATCCGATCGGCGAATAAGGAGGCGACACGATGAACTGGGATAAAGGTTTTTCGGCTTCCTATGAATTAAAGAGAGTGGATCCTGTGTCCTGGCTGGACGCGGGATCTTTTGATTTTAAGGCAGGCTCTGTTAGAAGATCCGATGATGATCTGCAGGAGTCGGCCGCCATCCAGATGACACAGAGCCCCGGTGAGTGCTGGCTGCGGGTGTACCTGAAGGCCAGACAGGGGCAGGACGGGGCGAGGATCCCGATCTTCACCGGACTGGCGTCAACGCCTCGGCGCGATCTCGACGGGGTGCGTGAGAGTTATCAGGCGACCTGTTACAGCGTCCTGAAACCTGCAGACGATGTGCTCGTCCCATGCGGCTATTACGTGCCGGCGGGAGCTGAGGGTGCGAGAGCTGCTGCGCAGCTGCTGCGGGTAGGACCCGCTCCGGTCACCTACAGAGACGACGGACCGCGGCTCCTGGAGCCGATCGTAGCCGAAGACAATGACACGAACCTGTCCATCGCCCAGAAGATCGTGGAAGCGATCGGCTGGCGGATCCGGATCGGCGGAGACGGTAGGATCTCGATCGAACCGATGGCCTCTGATGTCGGTCTCAGGCTCGACACTATGGATCACGACGCCGTGGAGCTGCAGATGTCAGACACACAGGACTGGTACAGTGTCCCAAACTGTTACAGGGTAACTGCAGGCGGCCAGTACGCGGTCGCTCGGAATGACGATCCGGACAGCCCGCTGTCAACTGTGGCTCGGAAGACGAACAGAGGCGGCACGGGCGAGATCTGGACAGGCGAGAGCGGCGTATCGCTGAGCGACGGCGAATCCCTTGCAGAATATGCATATAGAAAGCTGAAGGAAGCGCAGGCGCCGGCGAGGAAGGTCAGCTACACGAGGCGGTTCTATCCGGACATCACGACCGGAGATCTGGTGAGCCTGCATCTTCCGGGTCACGGCATAGATGGCACCTTCCGGATCAGCAGGCAGACGATAACCCTGGGCTATGGCGCCAGCACACAGGAGGAGGTGGTCGAAGAGTGAGCGCAATAGACGACCTTGTTAAGGCATTCAAGAAAGCGACGAAAAAGACAGGATCTGACTATACCGGAACCGTCACACGAGTCGAAGGCAAGACAGCCTACGTTCAGCTGACGGGATCCAACATTATGGACACGCCTTGCCGGATCAGCGTGGACTGCAAGCCGGGCGACAACGTGCGAGTGCGGATCAACGGCGGCAGGGCTTGGGTGTGTGGGAATGACACGCTGCCTCCCAGCAATGACAAAAAAGAAGTCGCTGCAAAGATGTCCCGTGATATGTCAAACCGGAATAAGCACATCATCATCCGGGACGGAATCATGAAGTTCATCGCCAACACGTTGTATGTGGACTCGAAGAACTTCAAACTGGATGAGGCGGGGAATGCTGAGTTCTCCGGAACTATAAAAGGTGCCACGTACACGGACAGTACGTCGAATTTTTCGATGGATATCGGTACGCACCAAAACGCTGCAAGTCAAATATCCCCCGCATTTAAAATTGGTGGATATATCAATGGTGACCCCGCGAATGACTATTTAACGATAGAGATGACCCTGTGGCAGACAAACAAAAACGAGATACCGCAGTTGTATATCGCCGCGACGGTCAAAGACAGTCCGGAGGCATCAGACGAGTATTCTGTCAGTTTTGGGATGGGCGAGACCGGCATCCACTTTTATGGGTCTTACCTAGAAGGCGGCCATCTTACCCGAGTGCATTCTTCAATCCCATGGGGACGGAATTTATAACCAAAATACGAGGAGAATAAGTAAATGGCAAATATTACATTAGATTTCCTTCACAACTACCATACCGGTGAGCGGCGGGAGTCTGATCCGGCTTATGCTTACCAGTACGACGAAGGCCATGTGCTGGAGGCTGTCCTTCC